TTGTGACTGCGGGAACGACGTGGCTTGGTGAGGAGTTCGACTCCGCGTTGCTTAACGGGGCTTTGATTGAGGCTATTCGCTTCATGAAGGGTGAGGCTGATATGGTTAAGCTATACGTAGAGATGTTTACCGCATCAATGTCGTTGTTGAAACAGTTGGGTGACGGCAAGCTGCGCACCGACGCATACCGCTCGGGGCAAGCCCGAGTACCAGTAAATTAAGGAGTAAGACATGGCTATCACACAGGCAATGTGTACGTCGTTCAAAGAGGAGCTGTTCGGCGGCATCCATGACTTGGACACAGACACAATTAAAATCGCGTTGTTCACATCGGCGGCTACGCTGAGCGCGGCTACGACCGCGTACGCTACTACCAATGAGGTTGTGGGTACGGGCTACGTGGCGGGGGGCAACACACTCTCAGGCGCGGCTATTAGCTCGGGGGGCACTACAGCGTTCGTAGACTTTGCGGATACTACGTGGAGCACAGCGACTATTACGGCACGCGGCGCGTTGATTTACAACAGCTCAAAGGCAAACCGTGCGATTGCTGTATTGGACTTCGGTGCTGACAAGACAAGTACCGCAGGTGACTTCACCGTCCAGATGCCAGCCGCCGATGCTAGCAATGCCTTGATACGTATCGCGTAAGGGTAGATTATGACCTCGTCCGTTGAATACTCCGGTTGGGGTGGCGGCGCATGGGGCCAAACGCCGTGGGGCGCTGATTTACTGATTATCTCGGTAGATGGCGTCACAGGCACAGGGCAGATTGGCGACGTAGCGGTTCTTGAGAACGAGATTGTTCCGGTAACGGGCGTCTTTGCTACTGGCGCAGTCGGCTCGGTTATAGCCACAGGTGGGGCCACTGCGTTCCCTGACGGGGTCCAAGCCGCAAGCCAGATTGGCAGCGTAGTAGTTACAGGTATAGCGTTTGTTTACCCCACAGGGGTACAGGACATCGGGCAGATTGGCAGCGTAGTAGTTACAGGTATAGCGTTTGTTTACCCCACAGGGGTACAGGACACCGGGCAGATTGGTGACGTAGTAGCTAGCGCTGGCGCGGATGTCCCCGCAGTTGGTGTTGAAGCCACAGGCGCAATAGGTTTTGCGCTTGTATGGGGCGAAATAGATGACAATCAGACGCCAAACTGGCAGAATGTAGACAGTGCGCAAGCACCCAACTGGCAGCAAATAGCTGCATAAGGATAAAAAATGCCTAGTTCATATACCGATAGCCTGCGACTAGTCTTACCTGTAACGGGCGAGCTAACAGGCACATGGGGCGATACTGTAAACGTAGGCTTAACAGCACTACTAGATGCAGCCGTAGCGGGAACCGCTGCTGTGGTCCATGACGACTCAGCCAACTACACGCTAACGAGCAACAACGGAGCCTCTGACCAGTCACGCCAGATGTTCCTGAACGTGACAGGTACCCTAACTGCCGCACGCAACGTGGTATGCCCTACAGCATCTAAGCTGTACTTCATTAAGAACGCCACGACTGGCGGCTTTGCGCTGACGCTTAAGACCTCTGCGGGTACGGGAATCTCTGTACCTAATGGCAAGTCCATGGCGTTGCGTTGCGACGGGACAAACGTAGTTGAGGCAGTAGACCAGATCAACGCGCTAACTGTAGCTAGCCTAGTTGCCGCAACGGCAGACATTAACGGCGGAACAATTGACAGCGCAGCCATTAACGCCACTACCGTAGGCGCATCAACCCCATCTACAGGCGCATTCACTACACTAGCAGCATCAGGTGCATTCTCACTAGCTGGTGACCAAGTTCAAGTAAGTGAAGGCGGCACTGGCGCTACGACCACGACACAGGCCAAGATCAACTTAGAGTCAATCACTGCAGCTACTGGCTCACAGATTCTTCCTGTAGGCACCACAGCCCAGCGAGATGGTTCTCCTACATCGGGCTACTTGCGGTTCAATAGCACGTTGTCCAAGCCTGAGATATACAACGGCTCTGCATGGGGGTCGGTTGGAGGCGGAGCCACAGGCGGCGGGGCAGATGAGGTATTCATTGAAAACGGACAAACAGTTTCGGCGGATTATACAATTCCCGTGGGAAAAAACGCGATGAGCACAGGCCCCATCACAGTAGACGACGGTGTGGTAGTTACTATTAGTTCTGGTTCTAGGTGGGTGGTGATCTGATATGAAACCAATAAATAACTTTGAAGGAATTTATGCCGCCACAGAACATGGCGAAATTGTTTCAATAAAAACAGGGCAACCCATTATTCTTAAGGGTGGTAATCAAGTTGGGTATAGGACTTATTCCCTACGAAAAGACGGGGTTCAAAGTCAACACTTAGGCCATAGACTGATTGCGGAAACATTTATTCCAAATTTAGAAAACAAACCACAAGTAAACCACAAAGACGGCAATAAGGCGCACAATGCTGTTAGCAATCTTGAATGGGTAACAAGATCAGAAAATTCAAAACACGCTTATGTAAACGGATTGATTAAAATTACAGAAGATCATTTAAACTTAATGCATAAAAACGCAGGCAAAACCAATGCTATATTTACCAAAACGCATGCTTATAACATTTGTGCCATATATGAACACATGGAGCATAAAAGCACCAGAAAGTTAGCAAAGGCTTACGGTTGTTCTAGGCCAACAATCCAGCGTATTGTTAATGGCACAACAAAGTATTTTGCAAAGGAGTTAGTATGATTATATTAAATGGGACAACTGGCATTACAACGCCGGACATTGACTCAACAGCTGGATTTGATGGTGAAGACTTAACGGGTGATGTTGCCGCTGCACGTATTACTGGAGCATTAAACGCCACAGGCTCTGCGCCTATTTACGCTTGCAGGGCTTGGGTTAATTTCAACGGCATTGGAGCGGTGGCTATTCGCGGCAGTGGGAACGTGTCGAGTATTACTGATAACAGTACTGGTGACTACACGGTTAACTTTGCTACTGCGATGGTGGATGTAAATTATGCTGCTGTTGGTATGAATGGGGCTTGGGTACAACAAAGTACTTCAAAGACTGCGAGTGCCGTTGGCATTGTTTCATTTAACAGCACAAGTGGCGCATCTTTAGACACGGCTACGCTAGATGTCGCCATCTTCAGATAAAAGGAACACTTATGAACTCAAGAATTATTTACCAAACAAACGAAGGTGGCGTTGCCATCATTGTCCCCGCTGACTGCGGCCTGACCATTGAACAAATCGCAGCTAAAGACGTACCCGCTGGCAAGCCCTATCAAATCGTGGACGTTGCAGACATTCCAACAGACCGCACATTTCGTGCAGCATGGGAGATGACATGATTACAGTGAATATAGGAAAAGCCAAAGACATTGCACATGATGTTCGCCGCGCTGCTCGTTCAGTTGAGTTTGCTCCGCTGGACATTAAAGCAACTATTCCCTCAGAAGCCGTAGCAGCCGAAGAAGCCCGTGCTGTTGTTCGCACCAAGTATGACGACATGCAAACAGCTATCAACGCTGCAACTACAGCAGACGCAATTAAGGCAGCAATGCCACAGGGGGTTTAATGAGCCAAGTAGCGATAATCGGCAACGCCTCCGGCACAGGTGTTTTTACAGTAGCTAGCCCAAACAGCAATGTTGACCGAGTGCTCACGTTGCCTGATGAGACGGGTACGGTAGATACGTTGCAACGAAGTGGTAATGTAATTCAGGTGGTTAATTTCCAGACTGGTGCTTTGGCAACTGGGACTACTATTATTCCTTTGGATGACACCATACCTCAAATCACTGAGGGTAATGAGTATATGACTCTCGCTATCACACCTACTAATGCGAGTAATATATTAATTATTGATGTTGTTTTCATTGGTGCTGTGAGCTCACTCGATGCAATAATCGCGGCTGTTTTTCAAGACAGCGTCGCTAACGCTTTGGCATCACTAGCGTTCATTGTGCCTGCTACCAACTATTATCACGCAGCGTCATTCAAACATAAAATGGTGGCAGGTACAACTAGCCCAACGACAATGCGTGTTCGTATTGGGCCTGCAACTGGTGGTAGCACATTTACGTTTAATGGTATTGTAGGGACTCGGCGTTTTGGAGGCTCTTACGCTTCATCAATCACAATCACGGAGTACACACCATGAATATCACAGCCTCCATCCTCCACCTAATCCCAGAAGCACAATTTATGTGCTGGGAGAATGACTATGCCCGTGTAACTTGGAACGACACCAACACCAAGCCTCTACCATCACTGGCAGACCTTGAGCTTGCATGGGTGGACGTACAAGCCAAAGAAGCCCAAGCTGTTATCAACGCAGAAGCCCAAGCCTACCTAGCCTCAACAGATTGGATGGTGCTAAGGCAAGCAGACAGTGGCGAGGTTATGCCTAACAACATCAAAGACGCACGCGCTGCGGCTCGACTGGAGATTAAATAATGTCTGAAATAAGCGTAAATAGCATACTAGATGCCAGCGGTGGTGCTACTACGACCATCAACGGCTTCACGCCTACTGTGTCTAACATGGCAGGTAGAAACCGCCTAATAAATTCCGATATGCGGATTGACCAGAGGAACGCTGGGGCTAGTGTTACTGTTAATTCTAATGTTTATAATTTGGATAGATGGCAATCTGCTGTTTCCCAAGCTGGTAAATTGACAGTACAACAAAATGCTGGCTCTGTAACACCTCCATCAGGGTTTACAAATTATTTAGGATATACATCAACTTCTGCATATTCCGTTGGAACTACTGAATATTTTTGGTTTAACCAATCAATTGAAGGGTTCAATATTGCAGACCTAAATTGGGGAACTGCCAATGCTAAAACTGTTACCTTGTCATTTCAAGTGTATTCAAGTTTAACTGGTACTTTTGGTGGTGCTTTGCAAAACTCTGCTCAAAATCGTTCGTACCCATTTAGTTACACAGTTTCTTTGGCTAATACTTGGACATCAATCAGCGTAACTATTGCTGGCGATACTACTGGCACTTGGCTAACAACTAATGGTATTGGTATTCAAGTTATATTTGGTCTAGGTATTGGATTAACTTCCGTAAACGGAACTGCTGGGGCTTGGGTAGGCAGTCAAAAAAATTCAGTTACAGGCGCAACATCAGTAGTCGGCACAAGCGGAGCCACCTTCTACATCACAGGCGTACAACTCGAAGAAGGCTCAGTAGCCACACCGTTTGAGCGTAGGCCGATAGGGCAGGAGTTGGCGTTGTGTCAGAGGTATTTTCAGAAATTAGGCGGCACAACAACTGGAGAAGGGCTTGGTTCTGGAAACATTCAGGATGCGACAAATTCTTGTCATGTTTATGTTAAATATTTAACAACAATGCGAGCAGCTCCTACAGCCAGTTATAGTTCTTTACAAATAAGTAACAATGCAACTTACAATCTAGACGTTTCTAGTATTCGTGGACAAAGTAACGGCACTGGTTCTTCAAACATAGCATTTAATTTGTCATCTGATGGAACAACTTTTGCCGCTGTTCAATTAAAAACTTCAGCAACCGCTGGATTTTTATCTTATTCTGCGGAGATATAAATGTATAAATTAACAAACCCATTATTTGGACAAACAGAACCAACCTCTGTAATCCGTTTATTAGACGGTGCTTGCATCCCCTTCGCCTTCGACAACACCGACTACCAAGAGTATCTGAAGTGGCTGGCTGAGGGCAACGAACCAATCCCGGCTGATACATCGGAGTAACCTGTGCTAGCTGAGCTTGCGATAGCAAACGCGGCATTTGCTGTCATCAAAGAAACCGTTGCCAATGGTGGAGACATCATGGCAGCGGGGCAGCACCTGTTTAGCTTCTTTGATAACAAGGCCGCGATAGCTAAGAAAGCCAACGCAAGCGGCTCTGATTCAGAAGCGTTTTTTGCACTAGAGGCTATTAAACGGAACGAACAAGAGCTGCAAGAGATAATGATCTACTGCGGTCGAGCTGGGTTGTGGGACGATTGGTTGCAGTTTCAAGCTGATGCAAAGCGAAAACGAGATGCAGCGGTCAAGGCTGAAGCACTAGCTAGATACAAGCGCAAAGAACAGATTTGGGCGTGGGCTAACGGTATTTTGATAACGGTGTCTGTTTTGTCTGGCGTGATTGTTATCGCCATATTGGTGTGGGCCATATATACAAGGGGCGGAAATGGATGATCTTATTTCGATGGTTAAGGGCTTCGCGCCCGGTATTGCTACTGTACTCGGTGGTCCTCTGGCTGGCATGGCAGTTAGTGCGCTTTCTAAACAACTTGGCGTCAAAGACGAAGTAGACGCGGTGATGAAAGCCATCGCTGCCGATCCCGAAGCTGAGGCCAAAATAAAGCAGCTCGAACATGAAAAATTTAAAGCTATTCTTGCAGATAAAAACAGTGCTCGTGAGCGCGAGATGGCTATTGCTGCAAGTGCGAATGCGCCTCTTCTTAATAAAATCGTTACACCAGCTCTTGCTTTGGGTGTCACAGGCTTATCGTTCCTGCTGTTCGCGGTGCTCATCTTTGTGGAAGTGAAGCCCGAGGCTAAAGACATCCTGATCTACATCCTTGGCGTCTTGTCTGCTGCGGTGACGCAAATCCTGAGCTACTATTTCGGTAGCAGCATGGGCAGTAAAGATAAGGGCGACCAACTACGGAACGCCGTCAAATAATCTGGAGTACGTCATGTCGTTTTGGCTGCCGGTTGTTTTTATTTGTCTCAGTGGCGGCAATTGCGGGTTTGCCAACGGCAGCTTAACAGCGACAGCCAGTCAGTGCGAGAAGACGAATTACGCCGTCAGACAAAAGCTGGCCACAGACCTAGATGTTGCAAGTTTTAAACTTGTCTGCATACAAATAAAGAAGAACGAATTTATATGAAACTAACAGCCAATTTCTCCCTTGTGGAGATGACCAAAAGCGAAACCGCCCTGCGCCATGACATCGATAACACCCCTGATGCCGAGCAGCTAGAGAACCTGACCATCCTGTGTGAGTGCGTGTTACAGCCTGTGCGTGAGCGCTTCGGCATGCCCGTTAAAGTCAACTCAGGCTTTCGCAGTGTTGAGGTAAACACTAAAGTGGGCGGCTCTAAAACGTCAGATCACTGTAAGGGTATGGCTGCGGACATCGAGATTCCCGGAGTGGCTAACGCTGAGCTGGCGCAGTGGATCGTGGACAATTTGAACTTCCGCCAAGTAATTCTTGAGTTTTATACCCCCGGCGTCCCTGATTCAGGTTGGGTGCATGTCAGCTACAACCCCGGCGACAACAAGAAGCAAGCACTTACCGCTACCAAAAAAGATGGTAAAACAGTATACTTATCCGGACTTGTTGCATAAGAGCTCACTATGCCGTTAAAGAAAATTGTCCTAAAGCCCGGTGTTAACCGAGAGAATACCCGCTACACCACTGAAGGCGGCTGGTATGACTGCGACAAAATTCGATTCCGGCAGGGCACCCCCGAGAAAATTGGCGGCTGGCAACGTATCTCCAGTAACACGTTTTTAGGTGTTTGCCGTTCTCTTAGCAACTGGGTGACACTTGGCGGGGTCAACATCGTAAGCCTCGGTACAAACCTGAAGTTCTACCTAGAAGTGGGTGGTGGCTATAACGACATCACACCCCTGCGGGCGACAGAAACGCTAACCGACCCATTTACAACCAGCAGTGGTTCGCCAATTGTTGAGGTTGAAGATATAAGTGGGGGGTATTCTGACGGTGCGTTCGTTACCTTTAGTGGTGCTACAACTGTTGGCGGCTTAGACTTAAACAGCGAGTACCAACTTACCTCTACGGGCGGCACGACCTACACTATTGACGCTGGGACCCCTGCATCTAGCACGGCTACTGGTGGCGGCACTGTCACTGCGGCATATCAAATTAACGTAGGCCCAGCAGCAGTTGTACCGCTTACTGGTTGGGGCGCTGGCGCTTGGGCTGGGGGTACATGGGGTGTTGGGCAAGCAACAGAAGACTCTATTCGTATTTGGAGTCAAGTTAACTTCGGTGAAGACTTGATTTATGGCCCACGCGGCGGCCCCATCTATTACTGGGATGCAACAGCGGGTGTAGCCTCACGGGGGGTTTTACTGTCGTCTTTGGCCGGGGCTGCTGCTGTGCCGACACACCAAAACTTAATCCTGACGTCAGATATTAGCCGTTTTGTCTTTGCATTTGGTGCTAACGAGTATGGCTCTGCTACGGTTGACCCCATGTTGATCCGCTGGTCCGACCAAGAAGACGCCACAAACTGGACGCCCGCAGCCACTAACCAAGCAGGGTTCTTACGCTTATCAAATGGCTCCGAAATCGTCACTGCCGTGCAGTCTCGCCAAGAAGTTTTGGTGTGGACTAACTCCGCGCTGTACTCGCTCCAGTACCAAGGCGCGCCTATTGTTTGGGGCGCTCAGCTCGTTGGTGAGAACATCTCTATTGCTGGGCAAAATGCTGTCGCTTACGCAAACGGCGTGTCTTACTGGATGGGCAAAGATAAGTTCTATACATACGATGGTCGTGTGCAAACTCTACGCTGCGATTTGCGGCAGTACGTTTTTAGTGACCTTAACACCGCCCAGTACGAACAAGTTGTTGCCGGAACTAACGAAGGTTTCAACGAGGTCTGGTGGTTCTACTGCTCGGCAAATTCGTCTGAAAACAACCGCTACGTCGTTTACAACTACCGCGAAGATGTCTGGTATTTCGGCAGTATGGGGCGCACTGCATGGCTGGATTCTGGCCTGCGTAACTTCCCGCTTGCCGCGACATACGCCGATAACCTCGTTAACCACGAATCTGGTGTGGACGACCGCATTGGGGCTGACCCTGCGCCGATTCCTGCGTATATAACGTCTTCTGAGTTTGACCTAGACGACGGGCATCAGTTTGTATTTGTGTGGCGCGTCCTGCCTGATATGACGTTCCGGGGGTCTACCGCGGCTAGCCCGTCAGCTACTATGACACTGCTTCCGCTTAGAAACTCTGGCTCAGGATACAACGACCCCGCATCAGTTGGGGGTAGTAATAGCGCTGGGATTACTCGCACCGCTACGTTGCCGATCGAAGAGTTTACTGGGCAGGTCTATACCCGCGTGCGCGGACGACAGATGGCTATGAAGATTGAGAGTGACGCGCTTGGGGTAACGTGGCAACTTGGCGCCCCGCGCCTTGATATGCGCCCTGACGGGAGGCGGTAATGAGCCTACTAATTACTGCTCAAAACGAGCTAAACCGAGTTGCGCCCCCCGCTTTACCACAGGCTACCGAAGAGTATGACCGTCGGTATCAGGACCAGCTTAACAACGTGCTGCGCTTGTATTTCAACCGTATTAACGCGCTACAGCAGCAGTTAGAGTGGGGCGTACCGGTCGATTACATTGACTTCAGCACTACGGACGGGGCCCTTAGCCATCAAACTGGGCGACTAGACTGGAACTCGACCGACGCAACGCTTGAACTCGATATGGAGTACGGCGTCATACAGCAAATCGGGCAAGAGACCTATGCCCGCGTCGGTAACAC